TTAAATCCATCTAATCCAACTTCATAAGGAGTTTCTAGTTTTTTACATTCAAGACAATACTCTTTATAAATTTTCCAAACTATTTTTTGTGCTTCTTCTAATTTTGTCACCTTTCTCGCCTCCTATATCTAAGATTATATTCATTAGATCTTAGTATTATATTTGAGTGATGGAAGTTTTCTTCAATGAATGGTTTATCTGGAAGAATATCTGTAGAAAATATACTTAGACTCATTTCGTATTCATATTTATAGTCAACTCCTCTTAAGTATGCTAATTTATCATTTATAAAAGAACTTACATCCTGATTACTGAATGTAAAATCGGTATATTTTTTAGGATGATTATGTGTTATGTAAGCTCCAGTTAAATCTCCTACTACAGTAGTATTTACAAAATTTTCTCCTCCAAAAACAATATAAACACTTCCATCAGCTTTTATAACAATAGCATTTTCATATTTTAAATTAACCATATTAGGCTCATATTCTGCAAATATTTCTTTAGCTATATTATAATCTATTTTATCAACTTTTTTAAGAAAATAAAAGTCTCCTATTCTTTTTTTATATTCTTCATCTTCAATATCTTCTCTTTCTTTTAAATCATTAGCTTTTAAAGTGCCATAATCCTTTATGCCTTCCCAATTATTTTCATCCAAATTATAATTATTCTTTTCTAATTCTTCTTTACCTTCTTTTATTAACTTATCATAATCAATGATAGGAATAGTCGTACTCCTGCACCTAGGATGCATTGGTGGATAATTCAAACCAACAGCTATATTTTTTATTTCAAATATATTACCATGCAACTCAGAACATATTTGACTTGTCCTACTATCCAAAGTAGCACTGAATTCATATTTTTCTATTCCTGCTTCTATATAACTTGCTAAGGTAGCTTGATTTAAAGTATAATTAACTTCTGTTCTTAAAAGTCTTTCAACATCATTCTTTTTAGCTGTTTCAAATCTTTCAGAAACTCTTTTAGTCATAATTTGTAAATTGATACCTTGTATCATGCCATTAACTATTTCTTGCTTCACTGTTTGAGCTAATTTATCAGTATTACTCCATAATCTCTCAGAGAAATTAGCACCGCTCCAAGGTCTATCTAAAACAGCTTTTATTTTATCTCTACTTACAATAGCATTAATCCCTAAATCTTTTGTTACTTCTGTGTAAGTATCTCTATAAACTGATGTTAAAGTATTCTTAGCATTATCCTCAACTCCAAATATCAACTTAGTAAGCTCCATATCAATTTGAGTTTTAAGACTATCTAATCTACTTATACGACTTTTAGCAGATAATGTTTCAATTTCTAAATATAATTTTTGTGCTTGTAAAGGTGCATTCTTTAAAAGTTTGTTATATTCTTTCATATAATCATGTAAATCTTTTTTCCACACTTTGTAATCATCACCTTTTAAATGTTTCAAAGCTTCATTATAATTTAGAATATTATCATTCATATAAGTTGTAGTTATTCTGCTAATTTCTTTAATTATATCCTGTTTAGCTTTTGAAAGTGCTATTTGATACTCTTTTTCAACATCTTGTATTGTAGTAAAAGCCTTAAATTCTCTTTTAACTTGTCTTTCTTCCCAATAATCTCTATTCTTTTGAGTCATTTACATCAACTCTAATCGGAGTATTCATGTCTTTCATTACATTAATATCTTCTTCAGCTTTTATTTTTTCAAGTTCTAGCTTTGCATCTTCTACAAATGGCAAAGTAGATAAAATAGTTTCATGTGATACTATTCCTTGTAATTTTTGAGCGGTATCTGCTGCTTCAACCAAATTCTTTGGAACATTTCTAGTAAAGACTTTTTGAATATCAGTAGATTTTATTTTTAAGTTATGAAAATCTATCATAAGTTGTAATCTTTGGTTAATTGCCTTTTTAAAATACATTTCTTTTTGTGCTGCTAGTTGTTCCAAAGCTAATAATTTATATCCTAAAGCAACTCCCGAGCTATTTCCACTAAACTCTTTGTCTTGCATGTCTGGTATCATAGAAAACTTATGAATGTCCTGATTCAATCTATTTTTATTGTTTTGAGCATAGTTATCATTGACTTGCTTAACAAGCCACTTAGCATCACCTTGCTCATTAATAAGCATAACCTTATTTTTATTCATTCTTTCTATTTCTTCATCAGTAGTTCCGCTCATATTAACTAAAACTAAGTACGCATCTGTAAAATCTTTCATGTCATCAATAGCAGTTGAAGTAGCTTCATTATAGCCATCTATCAAAGAAATTACATTTTTAAAATCTCCATTACCCCTTTTATTGTTTAAGAACTCAATGATTGGGACTTGGTTAAATCCATGTAGTTTAGTTTCTCCTGTTACAGTTGGAACTTCTTTTTTATCTGTGTCAGATAAAAATTCATAAGTAGTAACACTCGTACTATCATAAACTTCTAATGTATAAACCCATTTATCCTCTTTATTTTTAGTTTTATCCCATCTAACAGCAGCAATTATTCCTTTTTTTACTGTATTATCTCTTAATATAAAACAATCACGAGGATCTACAACTACATTTCCAATAGTATTATCCAAATTCTTATACCAGAGTTCATAAGATTTGCCAAAAATACTACAATTTTGAGAATGCTCAAAGTTTTCTTGTTGCTCTTCTTCTGTTGCTAAGTATTCAGATAACTTTTCAAAATCTTTTTTTAACTTATCATCTTGTAAAGCATAAGCAATGGGTTTTCCTAAGAAATAAGCTGTTGCAATAGTTGCAATATACTCAGGATAATTATTAATTAACTTAGTATCTTTTTTCTTATCACTTCTATCTTTCTTATTTAAAATATTATGTTTTCCACTGTAATAATCTTCCATTTTTTGTAGTTCTGGTAATTCATTTTTTATAAATGCTTCAAGAGCTTCTTTTAAATCTTCTACAGTCATTAATCCTCCTCTCTTATCTTATTCCTAAGATATTTCTATCTATTGTTCTCATTTCGTTTCTATTTATTGTCTTTTCAGCAACACCAGTTAAAGCATCTGGTCCATCATCATGCTTGTTCTTACCTTCTTTTTGGTAAGAAATAATATCTTTTGCAAATTCACCCCATTTATTTTTCCAATCAATAGGCATATAGATATTATTATTTACCCAAGCACTATTTGATAATATTCTTGCAATCTTATTTCCTGATTGATGGAACCATTTAATAACTGTCTTATAATTTCCTTTATCTCTTGTAATTCTTTCAATGTTTCTTGCGAATGCTCTACCACCATTGTTGCTTTCTATATCCGCAACATTCACATTAAACTTTTTATATGCTTCTGCAACAAGTGGCTCAGTTATTTCCATAGCTTCTTTGGTATAGATAACATCTAGTATATAAGCACTATCCTTGCAATCTGCATAAATAATATTACATAGAAAATCATCTCCAGTATCAGCTGTATCACAATAGGCAGATATTTTAACAATCTTTTCTTTTGGTAAATCTACATAAGTTTTAAATTCACTGTATAATCTACCCTTAATGTCTATTGGCTCTTGCTGGTAGTTGGCATATACAATTTCTTTTGCCATATTCTTAGTTTTAAACTCAAAATCCTCAAGTGATAATGTTCCTTCATCAAGTGGAGTTCCATCATCATTGATAGCTTTATAATTTATATGAACCACATCATCATAATTAGATAAAATAAAACCAGCTAGGTCATTACTTGCCCACCTGGTCATTATGATTATTAATTTAAAACCTTTTTCTGTTCTTGATAACATAGTATTAGTAAACCAATCAATATGCTTTTCAAGGACATTAGAGTTATATGCTTCTTCTGAGTTCTTTATTAAGTCATCTATAACTATTAAATCTGCTCCAAATCCTGTTGCAGTCCCTGTTGGAGATGTAGCCAAATAATTTGCAACTTGGCTCCCTTCCAAAGCCCACTTATTCATTGAGGCTTCTCCATACTTTATTTTAGTATCTGGGAATATATCTCTATAAACTGTTACCCCTTGAGTCTGTTCTGTTGCTATCATATCTCTTACTTGTTTAGCAAATGTAGAAGAAAGAGTTTCATTATATGATCCAGTCATAATTTTTAACTTATTATTTCTTCCTAACAACCATTGAACAAATAAGGTTGCTGTGTAAGATTTACCAAATCAGAGTCGAGGGGGCATATTAATAACTAATATCTTTTTATTAGAATTAATAAAACTTTGTAACTGATTACATAAATCTTTTAAATATTCTTTTTTATCATTGTAAAAATCTTTTTTTCCTAGTAATTTACAATAATACCAAAAATCTCTCCTAGCTAATTCTTTTTTAGCTTCTAATTTTATTAATTCTTTATCATACACCCCCACAACACCTCCTTTAATCTTTTATTATTTCTTTTAATTCATCAGTTGTAAGTCCAGCAAAAGGATTAGAATTTAATTCTCCTTTAACTTCTAGTTTTTGAGTATACTCTCCATCCATTTTATTTAATATATCTAGTGCCTTCAGTCTATCAGTGTCTTTAACAGCTCCATCTTTTATCATACTTGTTAAAAATTCTCTTCTCTCTATTGCTGTCATAATCCTATTGCATTTTGCTTTTTCTTGTAATTCTTCAATATACCCACTTATACCCACACTTTTCATAAGAGTATGTATTCTATTTTTTGCATAATACTCACTATATCCAGCTTTTATTGCAGCTTCAGTAGCATTGCCACTAGCTACATAATATTCACAAAAAGCCTTTTGTCTTGCATTTAATTTCAATGCTACTTCACCTCCAATTTTTATAAAAAAAAGAGAACCTTTTAAGTTCTCTTAGATTTAATATTTTTAATTCTATAATTGTTACTTTTATTTTTTTTCATTTAATTTTTTAATTTTTTCTAAGTTTTTATTTATACTATCTAAAATAGCTAATATTTCTATTTCATTTTTTTCTTTTTCGTCAATTTCTTTTACCATTGCATTCATATTAGCTTTAAACATAAGTATAAGTATAATAATAAATTTAATAAAAGAAATAAAAGTTATTATTAACATCAAAATCAAAAAAGAATTATAAAAAATTGTAATATTGTCTTTTTTTACTAATAAAACTATTGTTACCAATGTTTCTATTATTCCCAAAGAAATTATATTTATTATTTTCTTATCTAAATCTCTCATTAAAAGTTCTTTTGTTATACTAATAATTGTTGTTCCTATTAATGTTAATACAGTAACATAAATCCCAGCGATTATAGAAAAGAAAGAAATCAACCTATCTTTTTCAAAACTATCTAAAAAAATAAAATTTGTCTCTTTTATAAAAAAGAATGCAGAACCTGTTAAAAAGAGAAAAACTTCTATTTTGGAATTTTTTATAAATTCACAAATATATTTTAACATTATTTCCTCCTTCTATATTTTTGTAAAATCACTTCCCTAAATCATAATATTGATTATTACATTCTAAACTTTTTTCAAAATATTGATTCTTACTTTTATAATATTTCAGTTTTTTTTCAAGTATTAAATTATCCCAATTATCTCTCAAATACTCTGGAGATATTAAATTAGTATTTATCTTAAAATAATGCTCAATCATCATTTTATATTCTTTTAGCTTGGAAAGATCTGTTTTTTCTTTCATATCATTTTTATATATCACATATATTTCTTTAATAAAATTTTGGTTTATATCTATTTCTTCTAACATTTCAAGTACATTATCTAATGCTAATGAGCTTTCTCTTTTTGAATTCCCTACTCCTAAAGCGAGAATAAAAGTTTTTGTTTCTAAATCTTCTTTTGTACTTTTAACTAATTCAAATAGTGCACGAAAAACATTGGTTTTATTTGAATAATTTATACTAGGAAATTTATGAGTTAAATCTAAAACAAATTCTACCCGTCTTATAAAATTTGCTTTTTTTAATATCTCTATTCCTTTATTTTCAAATAAAGCTCTTATTTTTATATTATATTCAAAATTACTTTGTAAAAAAGAATTTAAATAGGCTTCTATGTATTTTATACCTGGACCTGCTCCATTTGTAGTTATAGCAATTATTTTTTCAAAATCATCATATTCAAATGAATTAACATTAAAAATATCCATATCAATTTCTTCAAAATTGCCCTTATCATTAAATTTAAAGGATAATCCTTCCTTTAATTTTCCAAATGAAATAATTATTCTTTCTTTATAATTATCATCTTTATAAAATTTAGAACATGTTATTACTTTATCAAAAATTGTTTTAGTTCTGTTTCTTGTTTCTAAATATTTTTCTAATTTTTTAAAGAAGTCTAAAATAGATAAATTTTTTATAGGCTTTTCATCTTTTTCAAAAGCAATAGTATACAGTCTAACAGAATTTGCCATAATTTTCTCAACCCCCATTTATTTAGTTATATTATGTATTATACACCTTTTTTCACAAAATAAAAAAGACTTTTTTATGAGAAGTCAATAACTCATCTCTTCTTGGGGGGAGAGAAACAAAAAATTTAAACATTCATTTAAACTTTTCATATATTAACATTATATAACATATTGCAAAAATAAAAAAGGACATTTTAGGGACATTTTATAAAAAAATATTTTTTATCTTTTGCAGGAATTCACTTTCAAAAAGGTTATTTGCTATTGTATTTACCAATGAATTTCTATTTCTTTTGATAGTTCTTTCATCTACATCAAATTTTTCTGCTATATCCTCTATTTTTATTTTATCAAAATACATCATAGGAATTATATCTTTATATTTTTCCTTTTCTATGGAAGTTAATCCATAGTTTGTAAAATTAATCAATTCTTTTAAAAGTTCTATCTCTTTCAATCTTTCTTCTTTTATGATTTCTATTTTTTCTATTTCACTAAGATTAGCATTATTAGTTGCTTTTATTTCTCCAATTGAATATTTTTTCTTAATCTCAATATTATCTAAGTTATTTCTTAAATACTCAATTCTATTTTGAAAGTGATTTCTATTTTTTAGGAGTTCAATAGTTTTCTCATATGGTGTTAATGTATTTTTACCTGGTCCATCATTTTCTTTTAAAACTCCTAATTGTTTTTTTACTTCAGTTTGTATTGCTTTTTTTATATCCTCTGTTATCATTAAGTTCTCCTATTTCAATCATTCTAAATTAATTAATGTATTTGAATTATTTCCTTGAACTTTTGGAAGTTTTCCATCCCATTTTTCAATGGCCATCTTTCTTAAAAGTTGAGGAGTCAATGAATTACTTTCAACAGCATTAGCCTTTGCTTGTAATTCTTTTTCTTGTAAAGCATATTCTGCTAATTTTACTTTATTTTCCGCTTCAACTTTAAGTTTTTCTTGTTCTGCTCTAGCCTTTTCTACGGCTTGTTCTGCTACTTTCTTACTTTCTATCGCTTTTTCATATTCATCACTGAAATCATGATTAACAATAGATACATTACTTACAGACAGACCATATTGAGCGAAATCATCTTTTAAATCTTCAAATATTAATCTTGATATCTCTGCTCTTTTACTTACAAACTCTTCAATAGTATATTTTGCTATTGTAGCTTGAATTATTTCCTTAACTCTTGGTCTAATAAATCTTTGTTCGTGTTTATTGTTAAAAGTTCTATATAAAATCTCTGGGTCTGTGATAGAAGCTTGGACAGTAAACTCTAATTTTATACTTTGCATATCCTTTGTTGAAACTTCCATTGTTGTATCCATTTCTTCTGTTTTTCCAAAAATATATGTCTTTTCTCTTGTTTCCATAAATGTCTTCCCTTGAACAAAAGGAATTTTTAAGTGCAAACCCTCAGTTTCAACTCTTGTTATTTTCCCAAATGTTGATATTATAGCAACTTCTCCAGTATCAACAGTATAACAATTAATTATAGCTAGTATAAGTAATAAACCAGCTACTCCTCCAAATATTCCAATCTTTACATATTTTTTAAATTGTTCCATTTCATCTCTATATTCCATATTTATCTCCTCCTATATTTCTTCAACTTCTACTATTACACCTTTAAACTCTTTTTGCTTTTCCATAGTTATAGATTTTACATATTTATCTGTGTCATCATTGATTAGTTTGCACTTCACTAAAGCATCCTCTATCATTTTAAATAGATAAGCATGATTAGATACATCTAGCCCACTATTAAAAGACATCTTTATTGATACTGGTCTTTCAAAAGTTTTTTTTATTCCTACAATACTCCTTACAAGGGTAGTTATATAATCTTTATCTTTGGAACGAATATTCCAATGAATTCCTGAATATATTTTATTTAGTCCCCAATCTTTACTTGTAATTTTTAAGGGTATTTCAAATCTTTGTATCATCCTAGACCCTCCAAGCTAAGAAAACTATCACTAAAAACTCGATAAAAGCCAAAGAAGTTATTAAAATTAACTTAAAAAATAATTTATCAAATATTGTTTTTACAAATTCTATATTTTTTATTTTTCTTTTAGTACGTTCTTCCATTTCTTCCTTTAACTTTAAATATTCATTTTCAAGTTTAGTTATATATCTTTTATAGTATTTATTTTGTTTTATTAA